GATATCAGTATAAGTATTAGGTTCCATTTGGTACACGCCAAGAGCTGGGCCTTTGACTTGTGCGAGATAATGACCGCCAAGGGATTCCGCAGCACATGTGAAGACAAGTATTTCTTCCGCGTCCTTGGAATAAACTTGAAGCTTAGATAATACAGGCTCAATGATGAGCGAGCGGAACTGAGAACAATCAACCATAGCATTTATCCTTAAATGTTAATGTGTTTGAGTAAGGAACTTATTATCCCATGGCAGAGATTGATGCAAAACTGATTTATTTGCAAATAAAGACAGGCCAGAGAACCTATGACGAAGAGGTGCATTGCCCAATGGTTCTTCAGGTAATGAATACCAAAGGAACAATGACGGCATTCTGTAAAGAGGCCGGCATCAGTGATGCCCTGTTTTATAAATGGACTATGCAGTACCCCATATTCAAAGAGTGTTATGAAATGGGAAAGATATATTCGAAGAGCAATTGGGAAGACGAGGGAGAAAATGGAAAAGACGAGGAATTCTTCAATTTTGACCATTGGAGACTCACTGGGGCATATCGGTATGGGGTTGGTAGAAACCGTGTCCGAATGGCCGTCAGCCCTGAATCAAACCCTTACGAACAATACCAGCAACTTATTCGACAAGCTGGCACAGAAGAGTTCACTGCTGCCGAAATTAAACAACTCATGGAATCCATCAACGTAGGCCGAGGAGCATTTGAAACCTTCAAGCTCCAGGAAGAAATTGATTCCATGAAAGAAGATGTGTCAAGGATGAAGACGAATCATGCCCACAATAATGGCACAGCTAAGAAAGCTACAGAAACAAATTAACATTCCTTATTCAATTAAGTTTGTTAATAGACAGATTCTCGAACAGGAGTTTGAGGAAAAAGTAATATACGTTCATATATGGATTTGATAGGAGATTGAACCATGAGCAAATTATCCAAGTGGCTTAAAAGCGCTGAGAGAGCTGTAAGTAAGGCTATCCCACATGAGCATAGTGCGGACAGACGTGCTGCCAATCAAGCCGTATCTGAGCAGATTGATTATTATCAAAAAGCAAAAGAAGAAATGGCCAATGAGACAAAGCGCGCAGAAGATGAGCGCACCACTCAAAAGAAAAAAATCGCCGAGAAACAAATTAAAAGCATGAGACGTTCTTACCGTGCTCCAGGCTTCATGGATGAAGCGACTGGTGGTTTAAGCGACACATTAGGTTAACCAAAAGAAAGGACTCACATGGATAACATGGAAGCGGTAGAGCGTGAGGCTGCGCTCTACGCAGAGCACGAGAAGAATTGGCGATTATTTAAAAAGAGATATGATGCCGCACAGCAAGTGGCAGACCTATGGGCATCACTCCTTGAAGCATGCTATTACTATGCGATCCCCTATCGAAATAGATTTTATCGCCCTAAAGAACAACAAGGTGAATTCAAAGGCTCTCGAATCTATGATACGACTGCTGTGGAGGCAACCAAGACATTCGTATCTAAAGTCCATGATGCCATGACCCCTCCCCAAGTTCAGTGGGGCTATTTAGACATCGATGAAACCTTTGACACCGAAGAAGACATTGACCGAAATCAAATCCAGGAAATGCTCGATAACTACATGCGTAGACTCTTTGTCTATATCCACGAGTCTAACTTTGATGTGGTCATTAACGAGTGCTACTTCGACTTAGCTATTGGTACAAGCTGCCTTGTCGTGAATAGCTTCACCGATGAACAACCTTTACTCTTTACCTCAATCCCTATGGACAAGCTCGCCATTGAAGAGTCAATGACTGGTCGTGTCGATTCATGGTTCAGGAATTGGGAAAGTGTGAAGATTAATGAGATTCAAATACGCTGGCCGAATGCAGTACTCACTCCTGAAATGTTAATGCTCTTGGTCGAGAATCCAGACGCACGAATTGAAACCCTCTATGAAGGCGTGATGTACATGCCTCATAGAAAAAAGCCTTACATGTATATGGTAGGCTCAGCTGAATGCCCCGTACTCTGCGAAGAGTTCGAGTCCAATCCGGGTATTGTTTGGCGGTTCCAGAAAGTAAACAATGAAGTGTTTGGACGTGGCCCAGTAATGGATGCGCTGCCATCAATAATTTCTTTGAATGAATTAGCCAGGATTGAATTGGCAGCAGCTAACTTAAATACCTTCAAGCCCTATATGGGCTTTAGTGATGCGGTGTTTAACCCACATACATTTAAGCTAGAACCTTTTACAGTAATACCGATTGCTCCAATTGGTGTCGGAGGATCCCCTCCATTGGTTCCTCTGCCCGACTCGAGCAATCCCCAATTCTCACAGCTCACTATTATGGACTTGCGCAATCAGATTAAAGCGCTTCTTTTCAATGACGTGAATCCGAACCAATCCGTACAGCCTCAAACTGCTACCGAGTTAATGATTGTTCAGCAGAACCTAGCCCAGAGAATTGGCCCATTGTTTTCTCGCTTGCAGCAGGAATTTTTATGGCCTGTGATTAAGCGTTGCTCATACATCCTCGATAAGATGGGATTATTGCCCAAGCCTGAAATTAAAGGGGTAAAGGTTAATTTCCGTTATCGCTCGCCATTGGCCTTAGCCAAAGGGCAGCAGGATATTGCGCGCTTCACTCAGTACTATCAATTAATGCAAGGCGTGTTTGGTGCTGGCCCCGCCTTGATGTATATCAATCCAGGGCTTGCCCCATATCTTATAGCTGAGCAAATGCAAGTTGATGCCCGTTATTTAAATTCTCCTGAGCAAGTCCAGGCAGCTGGACAAATGGCTCAAGACCAGCAAGACGCCATGATGGCACAAGCACAACAAGAGGGTGAGGAACAACCAGAGTCCTTACCACCACAAGGAGCAGCAGCTTAATGACTACAGAAACAAATCCTTTTTTAGAGCCTGAGAATTATTACCAGGGCTATCAAGATAATATCGAGAAGCTAAAAAATAAACCTGAGTCAATGGAGATGGAAAAACTTTGTTATTTCGTATTCTCTACACCAGATGGGAAAAAGTTTCTTGAAGAAGTTACAGAGCGCTTTTTAATTCCAGGGTTCATTCATCCGAATGGGCAAAATATTCAATACTCTTCAGTCTACTATGAAGGATTTAAAGAAGCATTTCGCATGATTCGCAATTGCATTAAATCTCACGAACAAAGAATTGAAGCGGAGAGTACAAAACAATGAGTTTATTAAATGATGGAAATGAATCCGTTCCAGAGTCAACTGGCGAAAATCAAGAAACAATTTCAGGAGAAGGAGCTCCAGGAGCTGAATCACCTTCATGGTTCTGGGACGAAAACACCCCAGGACATGGAGAGCGGCCCCAGTTCTTGCCTGAGAAATATAAATCAGTCGCAGACGTTGCCAAAGCCTACAAAGAGCTAGAGACGCGCCTTGGAACAGCTCCAAAAGAATATGACTTTAGCAAGGGACAAGGATGGATTGAACCAGACTATGAGCCATTCATTGAGATGGCAGAGTTTGCAAAATCAAAACACGTACCTCAAGAGGTCATGGATAAATTTCTCGGAACTGTAGGGCTATACCTAGACGAATTTAAAACAGACATGAATGAGGAAAAAGCCAAACTGGGAGAGAACGCGAGCGAACGCCTCCAGGTTCTTAACAACTGGGCTAAGTCCAATCTCTCTGAGAAAGCATTCCAGACACTAAGTTCTGGCATGAGGACAGCAGAGGCCATTGAAGCGCTTGAAGAAATACGCAGTAAGATGATCGGAGGAAATACGTTGGTTCCAAATGGAAATGCTTCAGTCACGCAAGCAGGTCTTACAATGGAAGAATATCGCTCCGAGCTAAATGCCAACTACTCCAAATACAAAACAGACCCCGCTTATCGAAAAGAAATGGAGAGAAAATTAGAGAACATTGTCGGAAGAAGATAGTCTATCAATAGGGTGGGCTTTACTTATAGACAATTGAGGATTAATATTATACCAATATACGAACAGGACACCTCTCACTGAAGCCCGAAAGGACACCTTCATTAACGTGATAGCCCTAATTAGTAATTAGCCACGAGTTGCCGAGGTCGGTAACACGTTCTTAATTATTTGATGAGGGATTATCATGTCACAATCATTGACAGCCGTACAACAAACAGACTTTGATGAGTTAGTAAAAGCCGAATACCGCTCTAAGGGTTTCCTATTGCGCGATTCAGTTCGAACTAAGAATGATGTAATTGGCGCAAGCGTTGAGTTCCGTAAAGTAGACCAGGTTATCTCTGTTCCTACTGCGTACTTAGCAGCCGTTAACATCCAAGACCCTGATTACACCAAAGTAATCTGTACCATCCAAAAGTACACCACACCAACTGCGGTGGATACAGTTCAGGAACTTACCGTTAACTTCGATGCCAAAATGGAAAATGCCATGTTGGTTGGTCAAGGTATGGGTAGACGTTCTGACCAAATCATCATTGATGCATTGGCAGCTGATCCAGGCGACACCATTGTTGATGGCGGTACTAACTTCGATTACGAGAAATTTACTCGCGTTTATGAATACTTCGAAAACAATGCTGTACCTAAGGGTGAGCGCTGGATAGCAGTAAGTGCTTCAAACGTGCGTTCATTAATGCAAGACGACCAATTCGTTTCTACTTTCTACACAGAAAATAGAATCCTAGACCGTGGTTACTTCCTTGATTACTTAGGTATCAACGTAGTCACTATCCCACAAATGACTGAAGGTGGTTTGCCTAAGACTGGCGACATTCGTACCGCTTTAGCATGGCACAAAATGTCTACTGGTATGGCGATTGGCCATGACTTTAGAACTGAGATTAACTATTTACCAGACAGAACTTCTTGGCTTGTAAACGGTATTTTCTCAGCAGGAGCTAAGGTTATCGACAACCGTGGCGTAATCGCAATCGAATGTGACGAATCAGTCTAATTAGGAGATAAATCATGGCTTTTAGTATAAATCGTTGGGTAAGACAAACCTTAGCGTACAACGCTGGTCAAATTACCTCAGCCTTAAATCCAAGTGTCACACCAGTGTTGTTAAACGGCCCATGTTGGTTCAGTTATGCATCTGCTGCTGATGCTATCGCTACTATTGCTGGTGCTAACTATTTTGCTGATGTGGTTTATGACCTCTCAGTAAATGACTTAATCATCGCTGTAGGAAGTGATGCTTCTGAAATGCTGCAAGTTGCAACCGTTGATAAAGATGCTGGGACTGTAACGGTAATTCCGTTTACTGCCGCTGCTGCTGTTGATACTGCAAACATCGTTGATGGCGCTGTAACTAACGCCAAAGTAAACGCTGCTGCCGCTATCGACTTTAGTAAGTTAGCAACTCTTGCTTCCACTAACATCCTTGTAGGTTCTGCTGGTGGCGTTGCTACCTCAAGAGCTATGACTGGGGATGTGACCATTGGAAACACTGGTGTAACCGCAGTTGGTGCAAACAAAATCCTAAGTTCAATGGTATCCCCATTAATGCTTAAGTACGCAGCTGTTGCAATTTCTGCCGCTGAATTTAACGGAATGTATGCAGCTCCTAAGCTACTTGTAGCCGCTGGTGGCGCGAACACGTTGTTAGTTCTCGACCGCTGTGAATTGCTGATGACTTATGTTTCTGCAAACTATGCCGATGGTGGTGTAGCCGCAGTACAGTACGACTCAACAGCAAACGGTGCTGGCGTTATCGCATCCACTACTTTAGCCGCTGCTACATTCCAAGCTGCTGCGAGTACTGGATTTAACTTTAATGCTGGTGTGGTTGCGCAAACCTTTACTACTTGCGTAAACAAAGGACTTTACTTGTCAAACATCACTGGTGCTTTCACCACTGGTGACTCAACCTTTGTTGCTCATGTATGGTACAAAGTTATACCAACTGTGTAATTAGGAGCAAGCATGGCCCAGTCTAAAGTCAACATGATAAGCAACGCAATTGCGTTGCTGGGCCATGCTCCTATTTCTAGTTTAACAAATGGCGACCAGATGGTTGTCGCAGCGGAACAAGCATTTGATATGTTGTTGCCCGCAATTCTTGCTCAAAACAATTGGCGATTTGCAACTCAGATTCAGCAATTATCGGAATCAGTTGAAGTGCCACCTATGCCATGGCAGACGATTTATTTATTGCCTGCTGGTTGGTTAAAAACAATTCGTGTCTACCCGAACATTTATGTCTGGGATATTTATGAAAACTCCAAAGTTTATGCCCAATACAGTGGGGAATGGTTTATGGAGTATGTCTTTCAACCCGACATCTCTAAATTGCCACCTCATTTTGTACAGTACTTTGTTTATGAGATAGCAGCGTATCTCGCATTGTCTAGTGCGCAACGACCTGATTTCTACGCTCCACTTGAGGCGAAGCGAACAACAGCCTATGCAATGTGCGCGGCGGTTGAGGCTCAGAATAGACCTCAATTCACACAGGCGACCTTCCCTGTTCTTAATAACCGAATGCTGGGCACGATAATTGGCAATGGCTATTAAGGACTTAGATGACAGATATTTTATGGTCACAAGATTTCTTCGCAAAAGGGGAATTATCTCCCCTCATGTATTCTCGCGTCACACTTAATGCCTATTACCAAGGATTAAAGCGCGCTAAGAATGTGATCACCTATCCTCAAGGTTCTGCTGGCAAACGCTTTGGTACTGAGTACCTCAACGAGATTACGGGCGTTACCGAATACACTCAGATGTATTTTAAATCGTTTCAATACCTCAATGAATGTTGTTACTTATTGGTATTCAAGCCAGACTCCATTGATATTTATTTGGAAGGGATTTTAATCGCAACTGTTGCCACATCGGGGATTCTCTTGGGAGAAATTCCATTGATTGACCATACGGTTCTTGATAACCGGTTTCGAGTTACAACAGGAGTTTTACCCCCTAAAGATTTGATTCGAACAGCCAACGCTGCCAATGCTGGAGTCAGTGGTGCGGCGGATATTGTAACCTGGACAACGCCACTTTTGGCCGGAGCCATATATCCATTT